AGTTGCTTAGCGGTTAAAAAATTATCGTACCACATACCATCTGTATCTTGTGGTGTTCCGCTTGTAGTTGTTCTTCTTGGTGTATCTGTATGTAATATATCGTTTCCGCCTATGAATATAATCTTATCTATTGGAAATCCTTTAGCTTTGCTTAAAATTCCATTAACACCCTCCTTAACTCTTTTAACTGCTATCTGTTGATTATACTCAGTTCCTGTTTCAAAGGATGTACAAAGCTTTCCTATATGTATATCAGCAGGGTCAATAACTAAACAATAACCTTCTTCGTTTTTTATTCTTTTTAATTCAGGAAATTTAGGAGAGTAATTTTGTAGGTCTTTTATAAGTTCCTTTTGTAGTTTCTCAAACTTATAAACTTCTGGTGTTTTATAAAATGGATTTTTAAAATGTATCGAAGTATCTTTACTTTTTAACCAACCATGGTCTAGGTTTTGTAACCCTACACCATGTTCTTTACCTGCTGACCTAATTCCTTTAACTAATTCATATTCTTCTTCTGTAATTCTTGGTCTTACTTTGTTTTTGCTCATGTTTGTTTTTTTTGTTTGTTTAATTTAAAATAATCTCCACACTTTCCAACCGACTAATGCGGCTAGTGTTACTATTATAATATACCACCATGCCCAGGAAGGCGTTTTATATACTATTATTGTTTCCACGCTTGTAACCTCTTTAATCACTTCCTTGTCTACGTAAACGATTGAGTCGGTCTTTGATTGTACAAATAATTGATTGTCTTTTACGGTTACCGTTGTCTTTCCGTTTCCGTTGTCTATGGTCTGGGTAAACTCTTTTGGTTTTCCTATTGAATCGCATAGTGTAGATATTTGCAATGTGTTCTTGGATTCTAATATGATATTCCTAACGGTTGAATCTTTTACCTTTTCTACGTATGTACTTTGCTTTTTTGCTTTGCAACCAAACAAAAAAAATACCAATAAGTAAAATAACACTACTTTAAATTTATTCATCGTTTCTATCTTTAACGCACACACAAGACGCACACTTGACATTGTACTTATTACAGTATATTATACCTATGTCGCTTTGTTGGCTCTTAGTTCCTACGGCTGTACCGTTTCTAAGGCAATTTGAAAAGTATTGTCTAAAAGTCATTAGTATTAATATTCGTTAATTATTAATTATTCATAATTATCTCGCATTTTTACTTTGTCGTTTATTTGTAGCATTTTACGCCTTTTTGCGTATAATAAGCGACATATTAGATATTTTTTTCAATGGTTAATTTACATCCAAACATAGATAATACTGTAATTAGTCCTGACAAATTAATATTGTCTTTTCCTTGCTCTATTTTACGTATAACCGTTAAAGCTACTCCGCATCTACTTGCAAAATCATCTTGTTTTAATCCCGTTTTTCTTCTTTTTTCTTTTACAAAATTACCAATTAATTTTATTCCTGAATAATCAATTTCATCTAATTCTGGCGTTATAGATAAAGGATGCACTAAGTTTGAATTTAGTAATACAGAACCTTTTTCAAGGTGCTTTTTAATTAGCGTGTATTCAACAGCATCAATATCTTCCTGTTCAGAAACATAATATAAAACATCAATTATAGGGGTATGCCCAAATGTTTTTAATTCTTCTACCCATATTTGTATTTTTTTTGAATGAGAGTTATTTAAATGCTGGCTAGGTCTCATCATTCCATTTGTTGATTTTCCTATATAATGAACCTCATTAGTAAAAGGACATCTTAAAGCATATATTAATCTATTTTTCATTACTTAAAATAATCATCATATTAGCTATTTTATATCCTTTCACTTATAATCGGATAATATGTTAGCTAGTTACCTACATTAATAGAGTTATCTAATACTTCAATTAAATGTCTGATTTCACTTCTTTCAAATCTACCTGTTAAAGCTTCTTTGTAAGTGCTAATATTTAAATCGTAGTAATCTTCTTTGTTTGGTACTTCTGTGCAGATTATTTTTTTTAAATCCATTGCTTATTGTTTTAATTTTAAGCAATTTACAAAAAATAACTATAAGTATTAAAATAAATGTGAATTATTTAGTCGGTAAAACCAAAACCAGATAGCATTAAGTCAACCTTTATATCTATTTCTTCTTGTATAATAGAACAATATTCGTATAATTCCCTAACTTCAAAAGCTTTTAGCGTTTCTCTAAGGTCGTTAATAGTACCACCTCTTAACCATATTCTAAAAGCCTCTTCTTCTGGAAAGTTCTTCATAAACATAATAGGGTCAATTAAATGTTCGTACTCTTCATCTATTGGTATCATATCTTTATAGCTTTTTCAAAGTGCATTGTGTCGTAGTTTTTCTCTTTACCTAGATTAAGAAATCCGTACTTTTCAAAGATTCTAAACATCTCTTTATATTCAGTATTAGAAAACTTAGCCTTTTTAAATGGTGTTCTTAAACCGTTTCTTTCAGGGTCTAAATCAATCGCTATTCCCCAACTATGTCTTGACCAATCTGAACCGCCTCGCATTTTCCTAAAGTTGAAACACCCGCCAAATAAATCTATACCTAATTGTTGTATCTTAATTATACCGTACGCCTCTTGTAGTTCGTAGAATATATTTAAGAAATCAGCAGCAACAGATTTGTGACACCTCATTTTATTTACAACAATATCAGTATCCCAAGATAAACGCATTGGATAAGGTAATTGAATTGTAGCAAGATAATCAGGGTTTTCTTGTGGGTTTCCATATATACGCTTTAATTCACTTGTAGTGGCAAACCTATATTTAGGTTCGTCTACTATTGGATTGCTATCCAAAAACCATTTAATAAAAGGTGGTATGTATCTCATTTACCTATATTTTAATTTATCTTTCTTCAATAGACCAATCTGAATCTAATTCTAAAGTGCAATCACCTACACCTGTTTTATTTGTTACTTTCCAATATACAAAATCATTTTGATTTAATGTTACCCTAAATTTAGAGTTAAAGTAAGCAACATCACGACCTCCAGCCTGATTTGCAATTCTTCTTAATTGAGTATTTACAACCGTTTCAGAACCTCCACTATCTTTAATTAATGATATTAAATATTCTTCGTTTGCAGTTCCCTCTAAAATGAAATTAAACAACACCCCAAAATCTCTTGGTGTATTACCTAAGTGCCTTAATTTACCATCGCTTGGGGAATCAAAATGCTGTAGGTCTGTATTAACAAAAGAACCATTTAAAGTATATGCTGTATCAGTTAAAGCTATTGAAGTTAAAACCTCGGCTGATAGGTCTGAAATACCACCCACATAAGTATTAAACAATCCATTGTTTCCTTTCCACTCACAAGATAAATCACTTGCAGATATATTAGGTGTTAAATTAGCATCTTCTGAATCGTAAACCCCATCCCTGGTTAATTCCACTCCTTTTAATTGTAGTGTGCTTGGATTAGGAAAGTTAGCAGGAGAAAAATTTAATAAAGGTTGTAATGTTCCTAAATCACAATTAATATCACTTAAAAATCTGCTATTCATCTGAAAGGCTGTGCCTTCCTTAAATAAAGGTTCTGTCGTTGTATCGCTTAAACTACGTACTATACTTGTAGCTATTCTATAACCACCTCTCCAAAGACCATGCAAAGTTAAAGAAGGAGAACCGCCAAACCTACCAGTACCATTCTCTAATCCCTGTCTGTAGTTAAATATATCACCTAATGAAGTACAATTAATATAGTTTATCCTAACGAACTCAAAAGCATTAAATCCCGTATCATCATATAGCTCATATACCTTAGAATTTGTACCTGTCACCTCTATGAAGTAATCCAAACCTAATAGATTCCCAGAACCATTACCATCTCCACCTGTTGATGCAGATATAAACATAGTGTAGTTATTAGCAGAAGATGTTAGCCCAGATATGTCAAAAGAATAACCTTTTAATGTCATACCAGTAGCAGGTACTGTTATTTGAGTTGTACCTATATCTATAATACCATCAATAAAATATTCTTTAGTTGAGTCTATTACACCTCCTAAAGTAGTAGCTACGTTATCTTGGTTTACTATAACTCTTTTAAGAAAACCACCACTAGCGTCTGTATAAACACTTATAGCTACATTTTCCGTAACCTCACTTACTGTAATACTTACTATTTCTGCCATTATGTAGTTATATCTTTAAGGATTAATATTTGTCCTGCAATCCATGTTTTAACATCGCCATTAGTAAAAGTAAATTCTATATCATAATTAGCTACACCATAATAACGGCTAATCTTAAAAGTTTGTATGGTAAAACCGTTAGTACCATCTAATACTATACCATTACCTATTGATAGCTCTTTTAATAAATCACCTCCAGAACTTTGTATATGCATTTTTATTGCAACACCTGTTAAATCTATATCTACGCCATCTATTGTTATAGGCTTAAATGTTTTAGCAAGAAAAGTATCTCCTCTTGTTTCGTTTTCCCAATTATATGTAGCTGGTATACTCATTTTTATATTATTTAATTATAATTCAGTTTGTACCCCGTAAAGATACGTTCTTTCATTCTTTTTTACAATCCATTTAGCAAATCTACCTATACCCATATGTCCTTCTTTATTAATATAACGCTCAAAAAAGAATCTTACGGTTGGGCTTTTTAATGTTTCTCTATTATTTTCAGCCCATTCTTCACCAATATCACCCGAAACTTCTTGTGTCGTCTTTGCGAAATAATTACCAGGCTTATTGCCGTAAACCTCTTCATAGGCTTTATTAAACTTAACCATCCTAAAATCTTCAATAGCTTCATCATAAATTAAATACCATAACGGCAATTTAATATCATTTATATTATAGCTATCCATGCTTAAAGTTATAAGCACATTATTATAGGTGTTCATTAAATCATCATTTTCATCTCTTCGCTCGCTTAAAGAAGATTCTAATAAATCATTTAATGCTACTTCTGTTAAATATAAATGTCGATAATCTAAACTTTTATACGTTAGCAATCCAAAGCTAAATACTTGCGCTATACTCCTTGTATTTTTAACTATTAAAGCGTAAATTTTGCTTATTTGTATACCCAATTATTCTATTATTTAAACTCACTATATTTAAAAAAAGACACTACAAATAAAACTGTTGAAATATAAATTACTATCATTACTATTATTATTTACTATTCATCCACTTGTTTACAACCATTTTAACGCCTTCAATCGCTAACAACAAAGAAAGACAGCTAAGCATAACCCAACCATCGTTAGAATCAAGGTAAACAGGTTCTTTATTAATTACAGGTAATATAATCCTGTAAATCATATAAAACATAAGCGTAACCCATGCCATTAAACGAAGTGCTAACCTAATCCAATAGTTAATTGATTTTTCGCTTATAAACTCTTTTATCTCTCCCATATTTAATTATCTTTTAAAGTTTATATTTAGTTGTTCCCAAGTAAAAATATGGCGTTATTGTTGTGCCTATTCTAAATTTTTTTGGATTTATAGAAGTTGATGCCGTTAGTGTCCAACTACCATCTGGTACTTCTATGCCTGCTATCATCATATCAAAATCTTTTGCTAAATAGTTTAAATACATTTCAAGATTAGTATAACCCGCAGTATTAGTTACGTTTGTTAATCCATCAAATACCCAATTAAGTTTGGTGTCATTTCTATCCGTAGCAAGATTTTTATCTAATCCATGTAAATCTTCAAAAGCATCGCTCATACCATCGTCATCAGTATCAGTAGGATAAGTTCCACTAGCTAAAGTTGGTAAAGTTCCATCAGTAACATAAGTACCCGTTCTACCTACAAAATCAGATACCATAGATGCATCATGTGTATCTCTTTTGCTATCAAACCAAAAAGCACCTAAATATGGAAGTATATCTGTTTCTAAATCAGTAGCGTTTAAAAGTTGCCCATTTGCCGAAGTATAATCTGTTGCCACTAAAGCAGATGTTTCAATATAAGAGGTTAAGGCTGTTTGAATATTCCCAGGATCAAATTCATTTACATTACCATCTAAAAAAGCATAAGTGTTTGCTGCTGTACCCGTACCATCAGACTCCCCTCTTATCATTTCGTTAAACGTAGGTGTAACCCCATCAGAATCGGTTAATATGTTGTTCAAAGCTGTGAATCTTGCTCCCAAACTTGGACTAATTGGAGGAGACACATGTCCATGCATGATATTATTAATAGATTCAAACCCTATTAAGGAAGTTGGTATTGAATCGGGGTAGTTGTATCTTGGACTTCGTTGATTTGATAAAGCAAACATATTTCTAAGTAATGAAACACTATGCCCATCTTTAAATATTAATATATTTCTATCTACTTCTCCCAATATGGAATATTGAACCGTTGTATTATAACTTTCATTAGTATCTTTACCTGAAATCTCTATATTCATTTCGGTAGGGTCAGCCCATGAAAAAGAGCAATGGTCGATAAAATTATTAACATTATCTACTGCATTTGCATATATTCTTAATTGACTTCTTGCACCCGCAGTCCCTCTAAATCTTAAATGCCGCCATATAGTATTACCCGTTCTTAATTCATTGCCGCCCGTCGTGCTATAAACAGCAACACCATCTCCTGGTGCTGATTGCCCCGCAATAGTAACATCCCCATTTTCCGCAAACATTACCGTTTCATAGTCTATATTACCACCTACTTCAAAAATTATTGTTCTTGCACCGCTTTCTACATCATAACCTTGTTTAAAAGAACCCGAACCACTCGCATTCGTATTTGTAACCTTGTAAACAGTTCCACCCCTACCACCGCTTGCGTAACGACCAAAGCCATGAGCAATAGGCGATGCCTTTAATTCAGTTAAATTAATAGTTGGTAATGTAGGGTCTTGACTTATTACCAAGGTCGAAAATAAAAGTGTTATGTATATAAATATTCTCATAATTCTGTTATTGTAATAAGGTCAAATTGTGCTTTAAGACCTGCCCCCACATTAGTAGATGCGTAAAATCTCATTGTTACGGTTGTAGATGTAGCTTCGATTGTACCCGTAGCTTCTTCCCAAGTTGTAGAGTAAAAATATGTAGGAGAAGTAACCACACCTAACCACGATTTTATGGATGCTTGACCACCCGTTAGTTCTCTACCCCAAATAGAATAAGAGTAAACAGTACCTATAGTTGCTGTAAAAGTAAAAATAGCCCTATCATTTGAACCCTCTAAAGATGTTACCTCAATAACATTTGAACCACCACCAGGAGGAGTGTCTGTTGCTACCCATGAAACCGTAGTATCGGATTCGTTTGACCAACCCGAAGAACTTGCAACATCATCTGAACTTGCGGCATTGCCTAATGGATAGAGATTTGTTACAGGTACGTCAAATCTATAGGAATCAATTATTAATTGACCGTAAGAAAATGAACTTATAAATAGTATTAAAATAAATCTAATCATAGTAAACTTTTAGTATTAATTGCGCTCCAGTAGCTGATGTTGGTACGGCATCAATATCAAATAAAAATTTATCACCTCTTACAAACGTATAAGAAGAAAGAACAAAGTCTGTGGTTGCTGTATCACTACTAGGCTCGGTTGCATCTGTTGTTACATTAGTGGTTGCTATGTCAGCACCATTTTTATTAATATCTATATTTATCCCAGTAGCAGTTCCAGAAACATCCAAAACAATCGCTATACCATCATTTGCAGGGCTTTCTATAGTTCCATCAGCAGGTGCAATCCACATACCATTCTTAGTTCCTGTTGTTAATGTAGTTGATAAATCACTTAATGCTACTTGTATATATTTATAATCTTTTGCATCCGTTGGTATTGCTAATCTACCTGCATCCGCAGCCCATCCCTCAATATTTGCAGTTGTTCCCGTTACAATATTAGTAATAGCACCCGCTCCAGTAAGCCCTGTTATATCTGAATCTACACCACCACCAGAACCTAACATATCAACACCACCATAGGTTAAAGTAGTAGGTGTTGCAACTATTGATTTATCTGTGCCTGTTGCAAAATCAAAGTTTAGATTTATAATATTATCATCCGTTCCATTATGTTCTCTAAATGTTACATTTTCTCCTATATATCCATTACCTTCAGCCGCCCCTACCACATTGCTTAATGTTTCAAACCAAGTTCTGCCGCTACTATCTTGCACTTCAATAGAACCACTTGCCCCACTTGATATTGTTCTAGTTGTTGAAGATGGTATAGCCTGATTTGCTTTTTCTAAACTTAGATTTTCAGCTAATGCACCCTCAACATCTGTAGCAGTATAATTGCCCCCTGCATCTGTTATAGTCACCTCTGTTGCTGTTTGAATTTCATTAGTAACACTTCCATCAACTTCAATAAAAGATTGCAATGCCGTATCTGCTAAATCTAAACTTGCATTAACACTTACATCTAAATCTAATTCGTCTACCGTTCCGTTTAGTATTTGAGTAGTTGTAATTTCACCAGTACCCACAACCGCCTCGTCTCTCACCTCTTGTATAGCTAATTGAGTAGTAATTGCGGCTATATCTCCATTAGGTGTAAAAGGTACTTCTGCGGCTGTTTGGTCGTCTGTTCCTATATCCTGTAAATCAAAAGTAAGACCTGATTGTGCATTTATGTATTTTAATTTATTACCATCCGATTGGTCATTAAATAATGTATTGGCATTTCCATTATTATCATTAAATTCAATAAAAGCATCTCCAGGTGTTGCATCGGGTCTTTGTAGCTGAATATTCCAAGCTGAAATTTCATTATTAGCACTAAAACTATCTACATTGGTTATAGATTGATTACCCGCATCACTACCACTTGTTAATACTTCTGAAAGTGTTGGTGTTGAACCACCAAAAGCAGTCCAAACGTCATCACTTCCTGATGTTTCATATTGGCTTGTAGTTACATTGTAAATTATCCAATTTTGACCTACAGGCACATCAAAAGTATCTCTTATAGCTGTAGTTACTTCACCCCTAAATTTAAGTGCATCAATTAAAGACCCACCTTGCCCGTAAGACAAAGCACCTACAAATAAAGATATTATTATAATTAATTTTTTCATATTACTTTATCACCGTTTATAACTATTTTACCTTCTCTATTCCTTATTAAAATGCCTTTGTCTGTGTATTCTATTTTAGGCATAGATTCTAAATTTACCTTATTCTTTTTGTATATTATTACATTTAATACCAAAAAAAATAATCCTATTATTATTTCTAAGTATATCATAATGCAGCAGTCGTTTCTATGAAGTTTAAGAACTTTGTGGAATCTCTTAAATCAGAAGGATATGTATCACAAACACCTATAGCCATGCCCATAATCATTAATTTATCCGTTCTGCTTATAAAAATTAATATATCTCCATCTTGTGCTATTCGACCAACACCACCTTCTTTATCTTTTCTAAATATTATAATTTCCGTATCTGATACAGTAGACCTTATTGGTAAATGAGGATTATTAAATAAAACAGATGCAGCCATTTTGTAAGAAGCCAAATCCCTTACAATATGTACGGTATCTGTACTTCTTGACTCTGTAGTCAAACCCGTTCTTTCGCTTAATTTCATGTATTAAAATTCAAATTGATATACTTGTGTATCTTCAAATGCAAATGGTTCTAAGTCTTCAAACTGATATAGCCCAGGCGTACTAGACGCTATGGGCATCCCAAAACCCACAATTTTACCACTAAACGTTAAGACGCCCCCCACTTCATTACCTTCACCTATCTCTGTTATGTATCCGTAACCAACATCGATAAATTTTAAATCAGCATCCTCTATCTTCCATTGTACTTGTTCCCTATTCCTTTTTATCAACTTTAATCTATCATAAGATAGTTTAGTTGAATCACCACTAACACCTGCCGTTAATATTTGAATTCCATCGAATGTAATAAAATAGCTTTGCTTAGTAGGTACTTCTGTTTTCCATCCGTTATTTTCTCTTGTGGTGGTTTCTATCGTTTCAGAAGATTCGCTAAGCGGGTTAGATGTTAGGCAGCCTATTGGCGTAAAGACTGTGTCTATAAGTATATAGAGTATTCTTTCATCACCTTGTATAAAACTTTCATTTGCCATTATAAATAAAATCTATTATAAATACAAAGATAATAAATTATATCTATCCTTTAATGGTAGGCTTGACAGTATTTCCATAATCAATCTCGTATTCATACTCTATATCAATTATTTCTTCCGTATAGCCTTGTAGGTTAGTTAGGGTTGTTATATTTGAGAGTGTATCATAAGAGTAATATGTAGGCATAAAATCACCTGTAACCCCGCTTATTTGTATTTTTGATAAGTAAGGTATATAACCGTAAACATCACCTGTAAATACCGTTTGAACGCCTGAATATAATCTTATTCTTTCTTCTGCTGTTAATTGTAATAAAGGCTTAGATTCTGCTACAAAATCCCTAGTCCAAAGGTTTGTTAGCGTTTCTCCATCTTCTTTATAAATACTACCTTCATAAATATTAGCTTCGTTATCACCGTTATAAACTTCTAATACATCATCTACCCTATTACTTTTACTTATTGTTCTTTGTACTGAATGAAATTCACCATTTATTGAATTATCTTTAGATGGATACACCTTAAAGCTCTTTATTAAGGCTAAATTAACGGTTGCCACATAATCTCTAGGTTGCATAATAGTAACAGATAAAGTACCATCACCATACATTGCAGGAGTATTAATAGTAAAGTTATTTTCTGTATCAACATTAGCTCTTACACCTGTTAAATATATTATTTCATCACCTGTTCCAGATGCAATCCATCCGTTCTCTACGTCCAAATAATAAACAGCTCCTCCCGTATTTAGATATATTTTTACAAGAAAGGAATCAACAAACTTCTTTAAAATAGTGTCTATTTCAATGGTTAAAAATGTTCCTGCTATTACATCTATGTTATCAGATAAAAGAATAGATAAAGGCGTGTCACCTGCATAAATATCATCTGCGCCCCTGTAGCTTTTAAACGATAAATAATTAGCACCCTCGTAGGCTGTAAAACTAACTAATGTATCATCTAAATAACTCCAGCCCTCAATAGTGCCAGGGTCACCTAAAGCACCAACTAGCCTCATTTTTTCATTAACAAATACACTACCTACTAAACCATACTTGTAGTTAATCTTGAAACCTGCTAAACTGTTTCTTCGTTCTTTCCTTTGGTTAGCGTTACAATGAAATAATGTAGCACCGTTTATTTGGCTTCCTATTTCAGTTAGCGTAGATATTGACCTAGTTTTCCTAAGCGTAGCGACACCTAAATAAGTGTATTCAAAGAAGGTAACTCCATCACTAGACCTAAGTATGTCAGAAGACTTAAATACCCACCATTCACCGTTCATTTGACAAATAGAGGCATTAAAGATATTTAGTATAGATTCTAAAACCTCTTTACAGTCCATTATAGTATCATCATCCTCTCTAAAAAATCTTTCGGTTATAATACGTAATTCAGTAAGTATATTTATATCACCGAAAACATCACTATCAACAAATCCATCGTATCTAAAATCTACATTGGTATTTATATTTAATTGTAAGCCTGTTCTTATTAAACAATTAGATATGATTTCTAACGGTGATTGTTTGCCTAAATATGGTAAGCCTGTTTCGTCAACATAGGAAAGGTTTTCTAAGTAACCTAGACCACCCGTAACAGATACATCCATTGCCCACCTATCATTAACCCAATCTTCGTATATTCCTTCGGGGCTAATAAAGCCGACAAATATAATTACAGCATCCCTATATAAAGTTGTTTTATATACCCTTTCGTTTTCAGTCGCTAAATCATCAAAATTAAGGTCAATAGAAGCGTCTAACCGCATAACCATACCACAACCCCTAATAGGTGTAAAATGGTTTTGAACGTCAGCATATTCTAATGTACAACGTCCATTTATTTCAGTAGATGCGCCTGCAAAAGAATCGCTTTCTATTTCACATCGATATTCGATATTCGTAGTATCAAAGTATTCAAAGAAATATTTTAAAGCCATTTATCCTAAACTTAAATTACCGCCTAATCTTGCGTTTGCTCCTAACGTTCTGTTAAGTACCCCTACTAATTTTTGTCCTTGTATTTCAAATACTACCGTACCGCCTGATGAGTTTGACGCTCCAAAGTTAGAACCGCTATTAGATATATTACCTCCTGTTCCTTGACCTGCTACGCTTGATGCTGAGCCGCTAAATCCAGTAACTCCAGCTGCACCACCACTTGCAGCCGATGAAAAAGCAGAACCTATTGCAGATATCGCTATACCTGCCGCTATTGCCGCTAATCCCGCACCTATCGCTACTGGTCCGCCTGCTAATATTGCTAAATCTAACTTACCTTTTAATACAGCTAAAGTTCCGTACTCAATAAGCAAACCACCCATTTTAGATAAGAAAGAACCTATACCCGCTATTATCGTTTGACCTATAGCAGCGAATACATTACCACCTTGTATTAAAGATTCACCAATAGCAGCACCTAGTTGTTTAAACGTATCAGATAAGCTGCCCTCAATAAGAATACCTAAGTTAGTGTCAAATTCAATCATGAATTTTTCTATCTCGGATAAATAAGCCTTTATAGGTTTTGCGCCGTCTTGCAATCCTTGATTTATTCCGCTACCTATCTTTAAACCAGCATCTAAGGCTTTTTGCTGTAATAAACCCTGTGCCTCTGGTGTAATTGCAAAAGCCTCTGCAAGAAAAGCATCACCAAATTTGTATTTACCAAATTCAGATTTTAACTTATCTGTGTCTATCTTTAGTTTGATTTCAGGCTCAACATCCACCTCTATGTTAGCCGTTAACCTAGCCGCTTCTGCTCCGATTGTTCCTAATTGACCTTGTAGCTTAGTTTGTTCTTCAAGTAAATTATTAACCTTTGAAACTTCTTCTGTATATCCTTTTGCGGCTGGATTAATTCCAAATAAATACGCTTGTTGAGTGCTTTTATTGAATTTATCCCTAGCTTTGCCTCTTTCCCTGTCGTTAGCCGCTATCTTAGAATTAATATCATCTAACTGTTGATTTACAGTTATTTCTTTTCTAGCGTTCTCTATTAATAGATTAGATACAGCAGTAGCTTTTGCTCTCTTTATTATAGATGTGGTTAACTTATCATAAGTACCTTGTAAAGTACCGTTTAATAACCCTTCATCTCTTACATCTTGAAAGTATGCAGGAAACTCTTTTCTAAGTTTCTTAATACCATCCTTTCTCTCTTCTTGCGAAAGGTTAGTATCTTCTATTTGATTTTTAAGCAACCTAAGTTTAACAAGTTCTTCTGCGGCTGAACGATTACCCTCTAATCTAGCCTTATTAACACCCGATAAAGATTCTCTATAATCATCTAATCCTTTAGCTAAATCCTTTTGTGCCTTTGCTAGTTTTTCGGTTGCCGTTAAAGATTTTCCTAATCCTTCGTTAGCAAAATATGTTAATGCAGACGTTACAACAGAAACCGCAAGTAATACACCTGCTGGTCCTGCTAAAGACGAAACCATTAACTTTAAAGCGTTCTTAGCCCCTCCAGCACTTGTAACTAGATATCCAAAATTACTAGTAAGTTGCTGAATGTTGTTAGCTACACCCTGTATTCCGAAAGGCGCATCTTGTATTACCCTAGAAAATTCAGTAACAGCAGGAACAGCATTTGCAGCTCCTTTGCCAACGGTCTTAAATCCTTTAGCTCCTTTCTTACCGCCTTTGTCGGCAACGTCGCCAAACTCATCTAATGACTTTTTAGCCCTCTTTAGATTATCTTCTAGGTCTTTTATATTTGCCGATAACTTTACTTCTAATTCAGTCATTTTCAGCTAATTTTCTTTTATATTCAGCCCTAGCATTTAAGAACGCTTGAGGCACTAATTTTGATGTTTGTGGTTTTACTTCTCCTATCTGCCAGAATTTATCTTTTCTAGGTGGTTTACCTTTAGCAAACGCATACTGCATACAATGTGCTTCGTAAGATATTTCCCTTGTCATCATCATATCAAATTCTCGTTTCTCCCTAAAACCAATCGAGCGAAGTACAAACTCCGCCCAACTCATATCTAAAACGTCTTGTAATGTCATGTTAAAATTCTTAACGGCAAATAGTATCACATCGTTATCAAAATCTAACTTTTTTTTTCACCCTCAACCGCCTTATTTTCGTTCTTTGGCAAATACTTTATAACGCTATTAATACATCTTTCAGTTACCGAAACCATGTTAGCGTCGTTCATTGGGTTATCAATTTCTTCTACCCAATCTTCAACAGTAAATAATTTAAAATCTATTGCACCACCTTTTCTAACTACATCATGATAATGACCATAGTAAAGAATTGCAGGTAATACGCTAAAAGGATTCTTAGAGATTAAGTCACCAAAGCCTATAATATCAACATCGTAATGCTTTAATATATCGCCTAGAAAACCTATACCAAATTTAAACCCTCGGAGTTTACCCCCTATTTGAAACTCGATGTAATTCATTTATTATGCGTTAGGGTCTGTAGCAGATATTGTGCCTCTACCTAATATTGTAAATGTAAAGTTTGCGTTTTCACCTGCATTAGCTGATAAGGATACACTTGTTAAGATACCTGTGCCATATTCAGCAACAGAACCGGATAAACCTGTGTCCATTTTCCAAGTCAATACGGTCTTTGCCCTCAATAACGCTTTCAACTTAGCGTGTGATTGCTTAGCGGTATCTACAGACTCATCAATATAAAGACCGTCGCCAGATATCTCATAAGAATAAGCTCCAGCCGTTTGCACAACGTTTCCTGGGTCGCATTTAGTTTGTACTTCTTCGTTTGCTACGCTTTCATCAATACTGTTTGATGTTAGACATGCAATAGGCTCATATGCTGTGGTATCATATATGCTAAGCAATACCGCATCGCCTTTAATAAAAGTTTCATTAGCCATTATAAATTTTATTTATTGTTATTACAAAGATAATAAATTTTATCTATCTAATTTACGGTTGTTTCCAATCGTAAAATCTTAGTATAAAATATTTCGCTTTTAGTTTCTTCTACTATTTCGTTATCAATAGTTAGGTCATCTAAGTTAACTTTAAAACCTGTTATTGCAGGTAAACTAAATTCATCTAGTTCAACCAACACTTCATTAACCAAGTTGTCTAAGAATACTCTTGTACCTTCGTTTTTAGGTCTTCTAACGATAATTTGTATTTCTGTTGAGTTAATCCATCCCCTACCACATTTAGTTCTATTAGGTTGGTTTAATTGAGTGCTAATTAAAAAGTATTGTTCTGGGTCGTTTGCCGTTACTCTTGAATCATAACACTTAACTACGATACCATCAACCTCTGCGTTGTGGATTCTATCATATATCTCTTTACGGATATACTTATCAGGGTTCATTGTATTCATATCTTACCGAATGTATCTTTAATTAACTTCTCTAAATCCTTTATCAGTCTAGGTCTTTGTGCAAAATAAGCAGGAAATAGAAAAGGTTGTTTTCTCATTTTTCTTGTACCGTATTCTAAGTAAATAGCGTATGGTGCTAAACCTGTTGAATTTGCGTATATCTTAAACTCTAATTTACCTATCTTAATACTCTTTATACTTTGTTGTAGCTTTCCTGTATCTACAGGCGCACGTTGTTTAGCTCCTGATTCTATTTCTCTTGCGTTAGCCTCTAAGATAATAGAAACTTTATCATCCATCTCTGGAGGTATCTTCTCCAAAGTGGCAATTAGTTTCTTTAATCCTTTTACGGTTTCGCTCATTATGATGAACTTGCTATAATTGTAATTTCTTCGTTAACTAGGTCTTTATTGAATATTCTAGTAGGATAAAATTTAACCCCATTATACACAAAATAAATTGCATTTGCAAAATAATCTATATCATCTCGCCACCTAGTTTTTATAGTTACCGCTTGTTGTGTAATATCTAAGCCGTAGTTAAGTAGTTTATCAGTAGGTATTGTAGCAATATTAGACCAGGAACTACCTAATAGTGTTGGTGTATTTGTATTACCCCCAAAACCATCAGTAGTAGCTGTATTTTGCCATACCTCAACCTTAACTAAGTATTTGCGCCTCATATTATAAATCTTCTATTGATGTTGATAATATCATCTACAGCATTAGGTATATTAGTCCTTGTACCCTCATTAAAGAAGTGGTCTATTAACATATAGGCAGCTTCTAACAAATCTTCATCAGGTGTGATACTACCAACGTTTAAAGTTAGTGTTTCTGCATCTATATTAGAATCGCTGTAAATAGAATAAGTGCCTTTGTTTACCCTTGTAACCGTAGCGTCTAATGCAGCATCTAATGTATTAATTGGGCTATCATAAACATAAACACAACTATTTTCATCTAAGTCATAGATTTTATCCCTAACATCAAATAAAATATTAGTGCTTTTCTCAACATACTTTAAAGCACTTGATATCATGCGAGTTATTTCAGCATCTCTAGAAGTATCATCTATACCAAGATAATCTTTAGCATCCCATAATGAAATTGTGTCTGTATATGCCATCTTTTATTTATCTTCTAAGTTCTTAGGTTTACCGTTCTTAGTTTGTTTCTTTATAGTCTTTGTTTTAGGTTGTTTAACTTCTGCTTCAACCAATCTTTTAGGCGCATCTTTAGGAGCATCAGAACCCGCTACAATAAACTCACCTTTCCAATAAAAATTTACTTTTGCTTTCGCCATTGTATTTAATTTAAAAAGCCCCGCCCAAACGGACAGGGCTAATTGTTTTTAATCTATTTTAATACTTATACAGCATCAGTATCACCGATAATTAAAGAACCTGGTTGCTTAACAGCTAAACCAACTTGTGCTTCGATACGTGCAACAATCTCATTCTTACTGAATCTCTCTTGGTCGCTAAACTCTAAAGAAAGACCTTCTGTAACAACTTTTTCAATCATTGACCAGTCACCTACATAATATTTAGTAGCGGCAACCCAATCAGCTTTGAATACTGGAATACCTAAACACCTCATTGAACCGTTTTCGTAAGACCATCCGAAAGGAAGACCGTAACCAGCACCAGTAGATTTTTCAGTATTTAGTATTGTGTACCAATCAGCTTTATTGATAACGATACCGTTAGCAGAATACTTAGCAACATCTAAAGCAGCAACATCTGCCATAATCAATTCAGCGATGTTATCAAAACTAGCGATAACGTTACTTGATACGGTAGCAGCCGCAGCTAATACAGTATTAAATGCAGCGTTTTCAGTAGCAAAGTATTTCTTTCTTAATGCCTCTGGCAAGAAAGATTGAAGATATTGTAAGTTGTTTCGCATTTTCTTAGAGTAGATTGTGCGCCCTGCAATGAAGTCTGTCGTTAAATCTATGTGAGAAAAATTGAAATCTACTAAAGCTTTATCAGAACCTTCTGTTTGAGTAGCTACGCCACCTTCTCCAGCTGTTTCTCTGATATAAGTATAAGTACCACCATCGATAACTACCGAAGGTATAAGGTCAGCAACATTAATGCTATCACCAGGTAATGTAATTACGTTTCTATTGTAATCTCTAATATAATCACCAGTAACATGGTCACCTGTGGTTAACATATTAGCAACCGCTTTCATTTCGGTCTTATCGAAATTAGCAGAACGCCCTTTAGTTACGCTACCAATTTTATCTAAGTTGCCTTCAATAAAAGATTTCATATTAGCAGAATACCCTTTAGCATCCTTAACTTCACCTGATTTCTTTTCGTTTAGTTTTGCGCTAAACTCATTGAATTTTACAGTAAGAGCTTCTTCAGCACCTTTAACCTGTTCAGCTACTAGAGCTTTTACTTCTTTGCTAGAATTGCTTAGCTCATTGCTAAACTCATTCTTTAACGTTTCCAATGACTTCTCAATCATTTCTTTATTTTCGCTCTTTACGCTAGTTTCCAACGCAATTAGAGCCTCTTTAAATTCACTCATCTTTTTATTTATTTTTTAAATAGTTAATTATTGCTTTCGCTTCGTCGGTCATCGGCTCTTGATGAGTGACTATTGTCGGCTCGGTGAGTGATTTAATACCTAATTCGTAAGACTTTCGTTGTAATTGTTTTAATGCTATTTCTAATAAACTAAAGGTTTCATCGGTATAACTACCGTTTCTAATAGCTTTATAGATTAGCTTTATTTCATCATCTATTTCCTTTATAGTAGACTTAAACCCTGTAAAAGGTGTATCACTGTTAGCCCCTAATGTAACTACAGAACCTTCATATAATTTAATCTCTTTAATGTATCTTATTTGCTCTTCCTTATTATAGTCAGACTTGATAGTTTGGAAACCTACACTATGCTCTTTCAGTACCCCCGCTTCATATAGTTTCATTACATCGTTACCGTAAGACGTATCAGGTAAAGGCATGGATTCAAAGTATAAACCCTTCTCATCTTCTTGCAATACGTTAAACTTAGTTAACGGTTGTTGCCAGTTATGTTGATTAAGGAAAAATATCTGATTCTTTCTTTCGGTTACAGATTTGTTATAAGCACCCTTCATGATAATATCTCCATCATGGTCTTTATTACCAAACGAAGATAAGTACCCTGTTATAATGCGTCCTTTAGTGTCAATATCCTTAACACTACCTGTAAAATCCTTTATTTCTAATAAGTCCATATAGATAATATCTATTATAATAACAAAGATAATAAATAATATTTATAGTTTAACTATATAAATACCAAATCACCGTTTTCATCTCTTTTAGGTACTAATGCCGTTGTGCATCTGCAATTTATAACAGCTCCTGCTGGTGCTTTAGTATCACCAGGAAAACGAAGGAAAGCGTTACCATCTTGAAACAATCCGTTTGATGGTACTTTAACACCGTTAAGCTCCCAATGGTCATACTTATCATCGGGTCTTCTACGTGTTCTTGAATCCATTGCACTAATCCAAACCTTATCTAAACCAACCCCAGAAGATTCACCCGCTTTTATTGCGCCATAGTTAGCCGCTGCCGTTGTTTCGGTTCGTGCTATTCTTAACGCCTGCCACCTATAGAAGTTTCTACTATTGATTAGCTTTTGCATATTACGTGCAATCTCTCTAATATCTTTGCCCTCCGTTATTCCTTTTTGTATCTCTTCTATTAGATACCCAACCATACTTTGTCTAACAGATGTAATCTTTAAGCCCAGACTATCACCTACAAACATCTTTATAAAATCCCTATATGCTTCAATGAATGAGTCTGGCAGAAATGCTTTAGATTCTTTATTAATACCGTTACCCACCCTTTTACCATGTAAAGAGCCTATTGTAAAGTATATATCAAAGAAAGCCTTTTGTATCTCTACATCGTTTATATTAAACTCAATCAACATTTGATAGTTGCCTTTGTCTAATTGCTCCCAAGGTACACGATTAGCTGAATCCCTTAAAGAACGTATAAAGACTGTATAAGCCTTTTTTTCATATCCCTTATGTAATCTTAACCAAGTACTTCTATATTTGCGTAGATTCATTTATATTAAAGTCTTGCATTAATGCTTCGCCTAATGGTATAATATCATCTTTAACTGTATGCACATCCATATTAGGGTCGCTACTTATTGGGTAACTTATAGCAGCCCTATATTCGTTTAGATTGATAGCACCATCAGCCCTAGCAATAGACAGCCAAGAAACCATAGAGGCAACATCAATCTGCATTTCAGACAATTCACTATAATCGTGTTCGTAAACAGTACCTTCATAACCCTTGAACATTGGTAAGAATTGTTCGGTCATCATATCCTCCCACATCTTTAACGTAGGCATGACAGTATTTACTAAAACCCTTCTTTCAGCGTTCTGTATGTTGTCATACTTTGCGCCCTGGTCGTTATTAAGTAATTTATTATCCCAACCTAAAACGTTACATATTTGTTTTTCATCAAACATTAAGTAATCGAACGGCTTTAGTTCGTCTGTAGTAAGTGAAATCCTAGTGAAGTTTAATTCAGCAGATGCACCAGCTATTTGTCCTAAAGCACTACTATCTGCTCTCATTTCGTTTAACCTATCCTTAACACCTTTAGCTTGGTCAGGGTTTAACGGAACGCCTTTACCTGTTATAAAGCCAAATGCACCACTATTTAATAGAGTTCTATTATTGTTGTCTATTGCTTCATTTGAACTCTGTATATTTCTTAATGCAGCTTGTAACGGACTCATACCGTAAAGATGCTCACCATTAGTGCCGTAATTAGGATTTGGCAATTTAAGGTGTATTACTTCATCAGCTCCAAACTCTATAAACTGATTACCCTCCGTTAATAGATAATGGCTAACAGGGCTTTCCATACCCATTACATTAGAACCAGACTTTAATACTATATTCATTAAATGAGAAGGTAATACATAAACCTGCATAGGCTCATTACTAAATTCACCCTTTAAACAATAAAGATAAAAGTTACCCGTTGTAAATAAGAATGTTTCGTATAACGCTTTTATATCTGCCCATGACTGCAACGGATTAGGTCGATTCATAGGAAAGTCATATATCTTCTCTTCAAAGGCTTTAGATTCATAGATAGACCTCTTTAACACTAATTGCGGGTGTGTTGCTCCTTTTAACTCATTAGCCCTTTTCATAGAACGTTCATCAGCAACCTTCTTAATGTAGAAAGGAACTGATTTAGCTTTATCCGAAATAGACTTTATTACCGAGTAAACAACAGGGTTGTAGTTGTATCCTTTCTCGATATAAGTTGTTGAATTATCATCGTAAATCGCTAATGGTATCCCCGTTAAACCATAAAAAGCTTGTGAAAACTTATTATAGGTCTTTCTTGTAGGGTCGATAAATTGAGCAATCGTACGCCTTAAACTGTTTTTTGGCATTATAAATAAAATTTATATATTATACAAATTTAATAAATTAAAACTATACTAAAAGAAAAACATTGCAGGTTGGTTCAATAACCTGTTTATTGATTGGGCTAAAGCATCCGCTAAATCATCATGTTCATTATTAGGAAACAATAAAATACCTTGCTTTGCATCGTTATATAATTTATTTAGTATTGATTCTCTACAGTAAATCATTCCTGATTCTGCAAATGGAGTAGCTAACATTGCTCTAGCAACCTTATCACCACCATCTACTTTAACCTCTATTGCTGGAATACCTTGATTTGTTAATGTTTGTTTTGCACTCTTACCAGACGCCTTACCTTCAATATAATGCGGATTAGCCTTAGACTTCATATATGGTATTAACTTAGGAAATTCTAACCAATCAAAACCAATATCATCGATATACATTTTATTATCATACATTCCAGCCGTTACATAAGCACTTGCAGAATTAGTTTGTTTCTCTGTATATGCTAAATCCCAATCACTACCATAAGACCCTAACAACTTAGGAAAGTCAGAATCAGGAACAGGAATTATCCATTTTTTCCATATACCACCATCTAAAGGAGCTGGTCTTTGTAATATTTGACCAGCATAACCATAAGAACCTAAATCAATAGCTAAATCTTTTAAATCCGTTCTACCTAATCTCACAACATCTAACAACCCGTCAATATAGTTATCTTTTAAATAAGCAGGCGCTATGTTATCAGATAATTCACCAGGTAGGCAAATGTGGCTTATTCTTTTACCCTTCTTAGATAGCCAATTACCAGTGCAGTCATTAACGTGTAGTCTTTGCATTACTAATATAGTTGGTGTAACACTTTTGCTAACCTTTCTTGTTGAAAGAGTTGTATCCATAAAACTATTTGCTGTAAGCCTATCGGCTTCACTACTAGCACCTTTTGGATTTAACGGGTCATCAACTACAATTAAATGAGCATGAAATCCCGTAACTGTTCCTGTTACCGATGTAGCATATCTTTCACCTCCATGATTATTTTTGTAATGCGTCTTATTGTCTTGGTCTGATTTAATTGCTAAGTCAGGGAAATATGCTTTGTATTTATCGCTTCTTATTATATCCCTTGACTTAATTGCATGGTCAGTAGATAATGATGCAGAATAAGACGCCGATAACGTTCTAATAGATGGGTCGATTGTCCATGCCCAAGCGGGTAACATAACCGTTACAATAGTACTCTTAGAGGTTCCTGGTGGTATATTGATAATTAAATCATAATCCTTAGCCTTTCTATACTTTACATTCTCAACTATCTTTTGTAACTCTTTACATAAATACTCTATATGCCAATTATAAACAGGTTCATCTGGAATAATTACAGACCAAAACTCTTGCATAAAGTGAAAGAAATCCCTTTTACATAGTTCAGCATTTGCTTTATTTATATTAAGATTTAAGTTTTGCAATCTCGGATAGTGCTTTAGTGCTTAATTTAGAGTAATCAATATCTTCATCTTCGCTACCTTCTATCTGGACAATCTCTTTAGGTTTACCAAAAACATACTCTTGTAATAACTTTAAATGTGGAAATGAAGACATAGATTCTTTTGCTATATGCTCATAGTAATCCTCTACACTTCCATATATTTTAGTGATAGCATCTAAACCCAAACGTCTTACTTGCTCCTCTTTTGCCTTAGACTTTCTACCAGCTCCTTCTCTAGCTCCTCCATGTTCAGCCATAACTTGAAATACTCTTGTTTATTCAAAGATACAAATAATAGATAAATCTTATTGCATTATATTAAAAAATAGTTTATCTTTATAATCTAAATAAGATATTTTTTCTGTTCATAGTTTGTTTTAGTTTTTGATTAATTAAAGAGGGGTTGTTGGTTTCCCCTCTTTTTTTGTGTCTTATAATTAAAAAAGCCACCCTTTTACAGATGGCTTAAAACAGATTAGACTCCTCCTTTCTTTAATTCAATACTAAGATAGTTAATTTAATAATTCAATTATAGCTAGAATAGGAATACTCGCAAGAGTTAATAATTGAACTGTAATAATCGCTTTTAATTTTGTTTGTGTTTTCATCTTATTTGGTTTTATATTATCGAATATAGTAATTTTATTGGATATTAACTAATTTACTGTAAACAAATTCTAAAGCTTTTATCAAAGCCTTGTTTATTGTCGTGGTTGTGTGTTTAAACTCACCAGGATTAATTTTCTTTTGGTATATGATGTTTCTATTATCTTCTATGATTACAGCCCATTGATGAGCCTTATTGAATTCAGGATATACTTTAATATCATTATCAAAGGCTTTCTTCATCATATCAGAAATAGTTATTTCATTCTTCATCTTCATCTTTCCATTTGTTCATTTGTCTTTTAGCTAATATCATTAATGCTACGAAACATAATAATACTATTACTTCACTTGTGTTTGGGTCTGGTGTCATAGTTTACTATTTAAGTATTAATATTAAGTTTGATAACAGTCGCTAAAAAATCATTAAAACGATTCTTAGCTTAGTGTTAACTACAATACTATCTTTACGTCAATAATACCGTATTCATCCATTACCCTCTTGCAATTGTCACAGCAGTAAGAATG